ATAGCATATGAGAGAATCCATATTAGAAATAGACTAGGTGAAGAAATTATACCATTAATATATCTTGAAAATTGTCATAAATATCACGAAGATTGGTTAAATGCTAGTAATTATAATCAATTAACAATAGATGGAAATATTAATATAGATGATGGAGATAATACTATAATAAATAATTGGATAAATATCATATCTATCTTCATCTATTCTAATAATGAATAAATAATATATTAACTTAAATATATTATTTAATATAGTAATAAGTATTTGAATTTATATGCTATTCATTATAGTTATTATTTGCCTTATTTTATTATATTTTATATTTTATGGGCGCAGAAGATGCTAAATATTTTTTATTATATTTAAAATAATGCAAAGGTCGCATTATAGCACAAGCGTATTGCCATATAAAATAGACCCTAAATCTCTCATTTAATTCATATCAAATTATATAATTTTATAGATTTAAAATCATTATTAATATATGTAAATTGCTTTTAAATCAAATTATAATGAAACCATAATATTATAACCTCGTTTACCAGGATTATTATTTACATCAACTCCTTTGCTTTTTTCTTCTTTGTAATTTATTTTTTTAAACTCTTCTTTAAATTTTTTCTGCGTTTTCAAACATTTTTTACCATTTATTTTGCACCAAATTTCATATATTTTAAATATATCTTTTAATCCAAATCTTAAGTTTGTTTTTTCTGTTTTTTTACAACATGAATTTGCGAATAACAATATATCACTATTAATTAATGGGTCTGTTGAAATGTTTGGTTGTATAACATTTTTAACAGGTAGAGGAGCTACTATATCTAACGAAATAATTTCTGGTTTATCTTTATCATACAAATATAACCAACCATCAGGAGTTTTCCAATAATATTTTTCTGGAAATTTATTGTCGTCTTCTATAAAATCATCTCCATCTTCATTTGTATATCCGTGAGTATTTGCTTGTTTATATTCTTCTTTAAGAACCGAATATTTAACTTTATCACCAATTACGATGTATGGAGTTTTTTTTATATAATTATTTGTTTGTTTGGGTAAAGTCTTTTTATTACTCCAATATCTTATTGATAATAATAATTCATCCGTTATATCATCGTAACACAAATTAAATAACCGGCTATGTTTCATAAGTCCTACTCTTATTTCTCTCTGGTAATTTTTATTTGTATATTTTTTCCATTCACTTCTTATATTGTCATACCAAATGTTATCATTTATATTATTCATTCTTTCTGTAACCCAATCTTGTGTTATGTGACCTAAATTTATATTTTTTTCATTTTCGTAATTCTTAATAACTTCATTTATTTTTTTTATTTCAATATGTTGAATATTTATAAAATCTATTATAGGTTCATAATTTCCATACTTATCAATAAATTCATCAATATTCATTTCTTGTATTTCATTAATACATATATAATCAGGTAATTTAGTTTCTTTACACCATTCAAATATTTCAGCATCATTCATATCGTCAATGAGATTTAATTGATAACCATTATTTTTGCTATCATAATGTTTAATTGGTTTTAAATTTTTTCGTTTCTTTGACACATCAATATATTTCATATATTTACCAAACTTAAAATCTCCAGTATCTATTATATTTTCTAATAAAACTTTAATTTCTTCCCAAGTCTCACAACTCATAACAGATTTTTCAATATATTTTATAAAATTTACATAAAAAATCTGTATTATATCTTGTAATTCGTGCGTAGTCCATAAAGTAAGTTCCATACTTCCATCTTTCAGTTCTAAATCATTATATTTTCCTTGCAATCTTAATCGTTGTGAAATGTCAGTGCAATTTAACGATGCATGAGAAACAAAATACTGGTCTGTTAAATGTAATGAATAATTATCATAATCGTCGCTGGTAAAAGAATACCCTCTTTCTCCATATTTACCTGTTATTGTTATAATTGTTTTACATAAAATTGGTATATCACTTTTTTCAAATAAAATTCTTAATAATTTATAAACAAATTTTATATTTAATATTTTTGTATTTATATTAAAATAGCAATAATTATTAGGTAATTTTTTAGATTTTTCAGTATCAATAGATGACTCATATACTCCTCCTAATTGCCATAATCTTTGGTTTGTGGATGATTGTTCTGAGTCCCATTTAGACCAATATTTTATTTCTATTTCATATTTTTTTGATAAATATAATCTTAAACAATTTCCATGATATATTACGATAAACAAATTGGGAAAATCTTTAACTATTTTATCTACTAAACAAAATTGATTAACTCTTCTTTTTTCTTCACTTATCAATAACGAATTATATTTAATTGTAGGTCTTTTAAGCACTTCTTCTATTATTTTTTTTATATTAATATTATAATCTTCAACGATATTATAGCATTTTTTTTTTTTGTGATTTTCTATATCTTGATAATCCCACCAAGATTTAACAAGTGTAGTGTTAAAATTTATAAGACTATTAAATAATCCATAATAATCATCTGATCTTTTCATTTTATGAACCTTTGATATTTTAATTTGTATATCAGTATGGTCGCTTAATCTTGTTGTTATATTATATAACAACGAATGTGCTGTGCCTGTAATATGTAGTGCATATTTTACTTTTTTATATATTTTGGCAAGCAAAATTTCACACGCAGTAGAATCTTTTTTATCATTATCATTACTTCTATCATTTGAAGATGTAGGACTCATTAAATCACTTTCATCAACTAATGTGGTTATATTCACAAGTTCATCATTGTAATAAATATACTCACTAAATTTCGTATTTAGTTTTGCTAACTGAGTATGATTCATTAAACAACAAAAAATATCATTAGAATTGATTGCTTCTTTATTACTTAATTTATTAATAATATCATTACTATTTATATCTTTTAGTTCCGGAAGTTTATAATCTTTCCAATATTCATCATTATTTTCTTCAAAGTATTCTTGGATTTCATTATTAAATTCTTGAAACAACGTTTTTATAAATTGAATATTAAAATTGTAATTTTCTGTGCCAACTATATCGTCTTGTAATTGTTTTTGATCTATTGTTAAATTTCTAAAAATATATAAAACAGGTCTTTTTAGTATATGAACCGAAATCCACATAATTATACATGCTTGAACTCTTTTTCCAAGTTGTATGTCTCCCCATAATAATTCTACTATTGATTTTTCATTATTTTCTAAATTAAGTGAATTTAATAAATCTTCTTCAAATGAAGGCGAATTAATATTTTTTGGAATATGTTCTAATTTTATTGGATTATTTCCCCAATTATGCCTCTCTAAACTTTCACCATTTATATATTTGCACTTATATAACATAATATTTATAATTTTTTCAAGTGGTTTTCTAAATATTTCATTTTTTTTTTTAAAAAACGTATTTATTTTGTTTTGTAAATATGTCATTTGTATTATTATTTATATATAAATAATATAAGGCAAATATTTAAATCATTATTTATATAATATAAAAAATGCCTTGAAAAAATATGCCTATATCTTCAAAATATAGGTTAAAAATTATATACAAGAGAGAAATTCATTTATACAAAATTCTTATATATATAAATTTAATATAAATTTTAATATCTATTTTATAGAGCAATACGCATATGCTATAATGCGACCTTTGGAAACGACTTAAATAATATTCTGATATTATATTAATATGGACGAAATTGAAAAAAATTCTAATGGATATTGGCAATCAATAGAGATAGACAATTGTCCTTTAAATAATATTAAAAACTTTAGAAAAAGAGTAAATGCTATAAATATGCTTTTATTTAATGATATTGAGACAACTGATACAAAAATATTAGTTTCAAAATGGATAGATATTAACGGAACTAATATGGAAAGTAATATTATATATGATGCTGGTTCAAATATTAATGATTGGGAAGTTTGTATATGTGGTCATTATATACGACATTATTGCAAAGTAAAACGTGAACATGAAGGAATGGTAATAGGAACAAGTTGTATAAAAAATTTTTGTGATGATAAAGTTATATTTCAAAATTTTAAAAATAACTTTAAAAAATGCAAATGTGGTAAGAAGAAAATTATGACTAATAATATATGTAAAAAATGCTATAAAAAGGAAGAAGAAAAAACTATAAATATTGCACGAAATTTAGTGCAAGGAAAAAAAGATCCTGATAGACAAAAAGAATTACAAACTCAAGAAGAAGAGGCAACATATTTAACTCATATGGATAGTTGGATGGATAAATTGGAAAAGGCACGTATTCATATGGGATTTCCTACTCCTTTAACTTTCTAACATATGAGAGCTGGGTCACAACGTTGTGATGTGATTTCTTTGCTAATTCAATCCTTTCTGCAGGTGATAATTTAGAAGAAGATAATTCTGTGGTGATTTTACTATGTCTGATATAGTTTATAGATCCATTTTCAATTCCAATATCACTATTCATTTCACCAACAAAAGATGATAATAGAGATTTACCTAATAAAGTGTCTCCATATTGCCTTATTTTTATATATCACCATAAATAAATATGGCTTAATATTTTTGCATTATAATACCCATTGGATTTTTTAATTTCGTGTGCTATTGCTTCTTTTCTATTAGTTATACCAT